ATTGAGCAGTTGAACAGCAAGTCGGCTCGCATAGGAACGAGTGCGGCGACACCGGCAGATGGGGATGTTGTTGCAACTGGTCAGTTTAAAACTGCTGGAGGTGCATTGGCTACGCCAAGTTTTGCAATTACAAACGAGGCTGGGCTAGGAATAAGCCGGCCGACAGCAAACGCACTTAATTTTGTAACAGCATCAACGGAGCGGATGCGAATTGATGCGGCTGGCAAAGTGGGGATTTCCGCCACCCCGAGTGCGTGGAAAGCGACTTGGCCCGCTTTGGACATAGGTCAAAGTGGCAGTTTATATTCTCAAGACAACAATACAACCGGCTTGGCCAGCAACCTTTATTTTAACGGCGTTAGCTGGTTCCACAAAAACACGGGAGCCACCGCGCTTTACCAACAGTCTGAAGGCGCACACTATTTCTATGGCAATGCATCAGCTTCGGCTGGGGCCACCTTCTCTCCCACTTCTCGCCTCACCATCGACTCGGCTGGAAACACAACCGTCCAGACCGACCAGAACGCTGGCACGATCTTAAAGGTCAAAAACGCCACAAACGATACGGCGGCTGATGCACAACTGCGATGCGAGTCTAGTAATTCACTTGGTTTGATAACGGCAATGCCTTCGTCTTACTCGACATCGAATGCGTATGTTGCCGATTCGTTTTTAGTCTTGGCCGCCTCGACTTGTTCGGCTGGATTAGGTTTGGCGGCTGAAGGTGCGAACCCAATCAATCTTTGGACGAACAACACCAAGCGTCTCACCATTGGGGTGAGCGGAAACCTTCTTGCCAACAGCGGTGCGCAATTGTCTTGGGGAACCGATGGTGTAACCGCAATCGAAGGCAGCACGGTTTCAAATCGGATTCGGTTCTTTACCAACTCTGTGGCCCAAGCAGAAATCACCTCAAGCGGAGGCGTGGTTGAACTTGGCGGCGTCCTCAAAGAAAACTTGCTGACCAACTCCGGCTTCGATGTGTGGTCAAACTCGACGCTGGAGAATGTTGCGACGATTGAGGAAGACGATTGCGCGAGTGATGACACGGGTGATTGGACGCTGGTGCGTGCAGCGTTGGCATTCGACACAGACCACTATGAGTATTCTACGACCGGCGGCTCAAACGAAGTGATGTTGAGTTCGGTCAGCGTAACGGCGGGAAAACTTTACAAGATTTCGGTTAACGTAAAGAACGGAGCGGGGTCAACAACAACGTTGCAACTTAAACTTTTCGATGGAACCGCAATTTTGTCTCCCACAATTACAACAACCGGCAGTTTCGTCACACACACCTTCGTTGTAGAAGCAGCCAATACTGTCACCAATGGGTATGTCGGTCTTTCCGATGTGACAGCGTTTGCCAATGACATTGAGTTCAAAGACTTCATTTTCACAGAAGTCACGCCGGGGTGCGTGGACTTGAACGTGCTTGCGCCCGATGGTTGGTCAAAAAGTAGCACCACCGACTTAACTCGCATCTCCCACAACACGACGAATGTTGTCGGGATGTATGGCTGCAAAATGTTGCTGGGTGGAACAGGCGGGGAGGAAATAATTTACCCCGCGTCTGCCGATCGTGGAGAGCAGAGTTGGTACAATAAATTTAGAGGACGCACGGTGACATTCGGTTGCTGGGTGTATCCCGACTCGGCGGCAGGAACTGGAGTGCGATTATATATTCGTTCAAATGACGCTTACACTTGGCCTACAATGACAGCACCCGCTGACACGCTAACTTGGCTTGAAGTAACGGCTACCGTTCCAACGACTGCTTGGACATCGTCAACGCATTTCCAAATTGGCGTTCAGTATTCCACCGGAATTGCGGCCAAAACTTGCTACGTTTCCCAACCGATGCTTGTATTCGGCAGCGCAATCGGCTCGGGGAATTATAGCCGACCGAGCGGGGAGGTTGTTTGGTGTGAGAAAGAGATTTCATCAAACACGTTTAACGGGGGGTTCAGCGATGTTGCCGCCACCACATTGAACGTGGAATCGGATTCAAACGGTAAGATTCCAAAAGGCGCGAAAGCCGTTTATATGCAAGGTTGGGGTCAAGATAGCGGCAGCGCGGGAACCGACTGTTATTTTCACACACGGCAATCTGCAACGAGTGGTTGGATGGGAAGTTTGTCTCCAGCCGGACTCGCAAACGATGCGTATGCACGGGTGCAAATGGTTCAGCCGTGTAACAGCGATGGAGACTTCGACTACATAATTGAAGCTACCGGCTCCGGCACTTTTGAAACCGCAATTGGATACAGAGGCGTTCAACTTCGATAGAACAATGGCAATAACAATTAACAGCACACGCGAGAACGACACCGATCAAACGGTTTTCTTCTCGATTGATTTCGACGGCGACAAGAAGTGGCACGCCGACATTCCGAAAGACGCAGACCCGCAAGAGTTCCTCGACGCGAAAGAGGAGACGTTGAAATGCGAGATACTTCGCAAGCAATATCCCGACGCAGATGTGCCGCAACTGGAGGACAAGACCGCGCTTGAATCATTCGAGGCGTGGATTGCCGGTGGCGCGAAGAACGCTGAAATCAGCGAGACAACCGTAACGCCAGCGCAACCCGCCGTTGATGCGGTTATGGGCGAGCGTCAAGTGGTTGTTGAAAGCGAAGTTGAGGAGGAAGTTTCCACAACTGAAATCGTTGAGGTGGACGGCAAGTTCGTTGAGAAGACCACGACCGAGACAGTCACCAACACGGTCAACACTCCGCAAGTCACGAAGCACAAACTTTACAACGATGCCGGTGAGGAGATTGGCGAACACGAAGTGCCGGTGATGGAATCTTACGAGGTCAGCCCAGCCGTTAAAGCGGTGAAGAAAAAGACCGAGACAGTTGTGGTTAGACCCGAAACTGTAGTGGAGAAAACACCTTGGAAAGATACAGTAGAATAAAACTAAAATACCAAAATGATCGAAGTAAATACAATACCGAATAAAAACACGCTCAATGTGAGCAAGGTGGCTATCACCCTGAACAGCGCAGCCGAGTTTTCGATGCAGTTCTCGGTGGCTGGCTTTGGCAAGTATGCCGATGCGGAGGGCAATATAAATTGGGGGCCGAATCCCTTGGTCAGCACGTTGCTCAATATCACCGGCAAAAACTGGAGTGATTGGGGAAAGACTGAAGCGCAAACCGATGAGGATTACATCATTGATTTGGCCCTGAAACAGTTGGGCTTAACTCGTGCCCCAGCAGAGGAAGTGCCAGCGGAGGAAGCTCCAGCACCAAAGAAAAAAGCTGCCAAGAAGAAGGCGGCACCAAAAGCCGAAGAAGAACCGGCTGAATGAATTTGGATGATCTTAAAGTTATATTCGCGAGCGGTGGGGGAATCTCGTCGTTTTATTTGCATTTGAGCGAAGTGGTACAGATTGGAATAGGACTGATGACGATTGTTTATATCGGGTTGAAGATTAGGCAGTTATTGAATAAGAAATGAAAACAAGACTACTGATAATCGGGGCGTTTCTGCTATGTGCAGGGAGCGCCAAGGCGGGTGATTTATTTGGCGCAAGTTGGAAGCCAAAACCAAGTTTCACCCTGTTTGGTCAGAAACTAGCATGGCCGCTGCCTTCACTTTGTTTGGGGGCGAAGGCAGGCGTATTGCCTGATGCCGGTATTTCGCCAGACGGGGTGAATTTCAAAATCCCATACCTCTCGGTGGAGGTTCCGTTCCCTAGTCTGGTTCTCTCCTTGGGCAAAGATAAACCCAAGGTGGAATTGAAGCTGGGAGCGGTTGACAAGACTGGACACGAACCAAAAAAGGATTAAAAAATGTTAAAATCAAAAACGACTTGGACGGCTATTACGGGTGCGCTGGGCGGCATCGCTGGTTATTTCACCGGCGACTTGGAGCTTGGTTCTGCAATCAACATAATTATTACCAGTTTGCTTGCCCTGTTCCTGCGTCACGGTATCGCTAAAGTTGGGAAATAAATGGCTTGGTCAGCGATAGGAACGTCTGATGTTCAGACGCGCATGACCGATACCGAGTTGGCAAAGTACAACTCAATCGGTTTAGCGGCGGGACAGACTTCATCTGGATTGATTCAGGAAGTCTCGGACGATGTTGCTGCGCTGGTTCGCGGCTACATAAAGGGTTGTCCAAGGAACAACTTGGCATCCACGGCAGCGGCTCTGCCTGATGTTCTTCACTCCCCATCACTCGACATAATCATTGTTGAGTTGATGAAGCGGGTGGGAGGGGCCATCACGGATGTTAGTGATGTGCGGATTGCGGCTTACAACAGCGCAATCGCCTTCATGGACAAGGTTTCTGATTGTCGCTTTGGGATTCCCAAGCCTGTCACCGAGACAACCGACACCTTTTATGATGACAGGGGTAGCTACGGCTACAAGAAGAAGGTCTGCATTAACAACCTTAAAGTCGTGAAGAACGGAGTAACCTCGACCACCGAGGACTGCACTTGCACGAATGTAACTGGTGCCGAATTACTTTAACAATGGCCGTTTACCTAACAGGCATTCAGGGGGCGCTTCATACCCGCTTGAATGGGCAAGCTCCCTTCAACACGGGAATTGCCAACACCCCCGGCTTGGTACTAGAAGATGATGATATTCAGTCCAAAATGGAGGCATTGCTTAACCGTGTTCGCGTCATGGCAATTGTCCTGCGCCCCATCAGCATGGTTCGCGTTCTGGAAAAGACGGTGGTGGATTTCAACTGGGAAGTGGATTGCATTGAAAACCCAGCAGTTAACCGACCAGTTGGAGGAACTTATTACACCGCTGAAGCAGTTGCCGAGTCGGTGTTCGTCCTTTTGGACAACTACCAAATTCCAAGTGGCACCGTTACAGGAACAAATAGCTCCCGTTCAACAGCAATCATGCGAATGGGAGCGGAGGAACCAGCGGGAAGCTTGGTGCGATATAAAGTGAGCGGCTTTGTGAGAAGCAAATTAAACGTAAATATAGAATGATATGAGTACAGCAAATTCAACAATAGTAGGCAACGCCACAATTTATGGCGTGGACGGAACCTTGGCATACGGTACGGTAGCGATTGCAGATAATTATATGCAGAGCATCAACTTAACTGATGACGTAGACACAACCGAAGCTAGGGATCAAAAGGGGAACGTGTTTGGGTATAACCTTTACAACTTCCGCAGAACAGCAACCTTTGAAATAATCTTCATAGATGGGACTGAAGCTGGGGCGGCGGCAGAGGCGGTTCTCCCTGCACCGGGGGCAATTGTAACGATTGCACAAGATGCAGAGGCAGGGGATTCTTTGCCCCCGGTGCTTGTTGGCACATGGAACTACATTGGTGGTGGCTCTATTTCTGGCAGCAACACCGATTTGATGAGGATGACGTTGCCGTGCAGTCAGTATAATGCTGATAGTGCTGGTGATGCCGTAGCTCTGCAAACCTTCACGCACTAAACGTGTGTCGCTTGAAAATGATTATCTAAAAGCGGTCATACCTCCCCAAGCGCGAGTCCTTGGGCAGCGGTTGAAACCCTTGTCCCTTGGCCACATGATGGTTCTATCACGCTACGGTAGCCCATTTGTGACCGGGGACAGGCAACCGATGTTCGGGGATTTATGCTTTGTGGTTTGGGTCTGCAAAAAGAATTGGGGGCAAATCCTTAAAGGAATCGCAGACTCGGATTTCATGCGGGACATTCGGTTCCTGCGATTCATGGGGAAGTTCCGAAACAAAAACAAGGCAATGGGGGCGCTTGTAGAATATCTGACACAGGCAATGAAGGAACCCTCCCTGTTTTTCAACAAGGTGGAGGGAGGCAGACCGACTTCAATGAACAATCTGCATTACTTGAAGATTGTGCTTATGCAGAAGTTGAACAAGACAGCAGAACAGGCAATGGATACTCCGTTCGGTGAAGCTGTCTACGATTTGGCGGCAGTTGGTGAGGCTGAAGGAGTTTGTGGTTTTGTTACGGATGAACATGAGGAAGCCGGGGAGGCTGCAAAACGCCAATGGGAACGGAGGCGGGAAGAAATAAAAATCAATGGCAAACGAAATTAAATTCATCTTCTCCGGGGATACTGCCGCCTTTGATAAGGCCATTGATTCCGTTGTCAAAAAGACAAACAAAGCCAAAGCTTCCACGGGAGGGATTACTGATGCCCAAAAGACGCAAGCCAAGCTGCAAAAACTTCTCAATGAAGAATACGAGCAGGGGGCCAAGACAACAGGTGGCCTCCTTAAAATCCAAAAGGAGGTTAAGCGAGTAGAGGAACAGCGGGTTAAGATAGAAAAGAGACTCGCCAAATCATCCCTAACTCGGAAAAACAGGTTGCGTGCTATTGTTGCCTTGAGCCGCACAGAGGCCCGTTTGGCTGGGCTTACAGCGGCAAGACGCAAGGCCGTGAAGGGAGCCGCAATAAGCGCGGGTTCAGCGGTAATGACCAGAGTGGGATTAGGAGCAGCGGCAGGGGCAGGGGGAGCAGCGGCAGGAGCAGCATCAGCGGCAGGGTTAATGGCGATTCCGGGGATAGGGTGGGCTATTGCGGCCCTTGTAGCAGTCGTTGCTACAATAACTATCTCCTTGAAGCTGTTCAAGGCAGCAATCAAGGGAACGGCGGCTGCAATGAATAAGGCAATGGGTTTGCAAAAGACTGCTCAAATGGCCGGGAAAACGGTTGAGCAAGTTCAAGCAGAACAAATGGCCGGGATGTTTGGTGGAGACGCAGAAAAGGATTTTGATTTGTTCAAGGAGTTGGGGCTTATTATTGACAAGGAACTAATTGCTAGTCTTACAAGGTCAGGAAAAACCTTAATGGCTTTCGGTGTGCAAGTTGCTAATGTGTTAATCCCTATTTTTGAGAAGCTGGCTAAAGTGGCGGCGGGATTGGTCAAGATATTTGGGGGGACATTCATGGCATTAAAAGCCATGTTCACTCCCGTGATTGAGTGGATAAAGAACAACCCGATTAAGTCGCTGTTACCCGGAGGGATAGCGTATGGAGTAGCAACAGAAGCAGACCCTGCTGCTGGGATAGAGGCTTTTTGGGATTACATAAAAATGATGAACAAACTCGTTAGGGGAGAGTTTGAGGGGGCCGGGGGGGGTGGCGCAACGGGCAGACAGGGAACAACAGATTCCCTTGCTAGAATTGGAATTTTTAAGGGCCAAAGAGATAGTGAGTTACAAACCCTAAAAGCTAGTTTAGCTGTCCAAAGAGGCATTCAGGTTAATACAGACGGGTTAATTTCAGCAGTTACTAACGCATAATGGCTAATAATACTTTTGTAGGATTTCCACACGGACAAAGCGATGTAGGCATAGATGCTGCCGATGTTGTCAAGGAAATGCAACCCGTCACGACTTGGAACCGGGATGGAGGCTATACCGTTACAAGACGCTGGCGTGGGCCGATTGATGCGCTCGTAAACTTTTCGGATGGAGGGGCAAGCAACGCAGATTTTGACGGTACTTATTTTAATGGCACAACCGGCATTTTATTAGGCGGGCCGGGGCGAGATGGGGCCATTTCAACCAACCTCCAGAGGGATGAAGGAGGACAGCTAGGGATATTTAGCGCTACATGGGTAACATCAAACATTGCATCGGCACTCGGAAATCCTCGCGCAGCGGGAAGAACAGGCACAAGCGGCGACCAGTATCAGGAAAGTAGTCAATGGACTTTGGACGGAAATGATCTTGAGAAAGATGTTTACAGGGGTATGGTTTTGGAGGCTTGTGAGGCTGCCTTGAAAGCCGATACAGCCGGAACACAATTCGGATTCGTGGCACGAGTAAGAACAGCCATAGATCGCTATAAAAATGCCAAAGATGATGACGGCAATGGTGTTCCTGATTACTTTGATAAAGAGTTTGATATTGAGGATTATTTTGGCTCAACAGCCGACCATCCTTTAAGCGTCATAATTGCTGCGGCTTCCGTGTTGGGTAACTTAAATCTGCTTGTTGACTTAAAGGAGGCTTGTAGCGATATATTGAAAGGACAAGAAGCCTTTTCAATAAGTCAATATGTATTACGAAACACAAAAACAACTCCCTATACTTCCTCGCTTATCCCGCATTATGCCAATGTGAATCGCATCTGGACAACAGCAAACATTACCACCTTAATGGCGGCAGAAATCAGAACGATAGACCCACCCACCTCTGCGGTTGCCTATACGATTCCGCTTCTAGGGGTTATGGGAACTATATTCAGTTCATCCGTGTGGCTTTATCGTACCCCTGATGTGCAACAGTTGAGCAACGGTAAGTGGCAAATTACGAAAGAATGGTGGGAGGGCGCGGAAATTGCAGAAAGCTCCTATAAAAATTACGGCGTAGCATGATTCATAATTTCACACCGCAGATGGGGACGGGGCGAAAGTCCCAAGCCATTAGGGAACTGCAAAAGGCAGTTCGCAAAATTACCCCACGCACAGGGGCTAATGTGACTACACGCGGCACTTCAATGAGGGCGCAGGCTGGAACTGGGGGGGGCGGGGGAGGTCAAACCGTTGTCTGCCGATGGCTGTAGATTACACAGAGGCCCGGACGGTTGATGTTGATGAGGGGGTATATTCACAGGATTACAACCGTCTAGCACTAGCGTTTAATGACCGGCTAAAAAACGGGGTTGCCGACCCCACATGGAGGCTTCTTTGGTATGCCCACTCGCTGATGAGGGGTATTCGTAACCCGAACGGATTCAACTACGCTGCTGAAGATGAGTGGTGGAAAGTTTACTCGCACATCAAGGAGGCATCGACGATCACTTGGCCCACGGCATCGGCGGGAATGCCAGAGGGCGTTAACGTTTCTAATCCTCTCGGCGCTTTTATTTATGGTGTCGAGCCTACTGTCGTAAACGAGGAGGGGCGAATCAACGCCAGCGGGGAGTTTGACCCTGCGGGAACCGCATTGGCATCTGCGCCAACCGGGGTTCCTTTGTTTTTAAGCTCCCCCACAATTCATGCCCCAACGACGATTGCCGAATACTGGGAGCTTTCAAAGTACCAGAGGGGGGCGGTGGCAAGTGACCTTTCCGATTATTCCGCAAGCAACGCCATCAAGGCATCACAGGAACACGGTTTCATCAACTACCCAAGCAGCGGCTTCTTCCTCCAAAACTATGGGGGATTCCTTCCCTCGCCAAAGCTGGATGCGTCAGACCCTCTTTGCGATGACAACTACACTCCAAACTTTGACTTAAAGTTTAGCAACTTGGTTGGTGGGAGCGATAAGGAGTACAACACCTGTCAACCTGATGGGGTGATGTTTTATTTTGAGGGGTTCAGCGCCTACAAAATCATCAATTGGGATGGGACAACGGAAAGCCTTCCCCTGACGGATTACCTTGAGGGGCCATACACCGACAACGCTTACCTTCGCCGCTACAAGGGGCAACAGTTAAACGAGGTGATGAACTGGTTCGCGATGGAGTATCGGGCCAATGAAACGGAGCGGGAGGAATCCGACATGAACAGGATTGACAAGGGGTTCCAGTTTCAAGATTTCTTGGCGAGGCAATACTGTCTTGCCCCGGCTTACGGGGAGGTGGATGCAGGGCCACCAGAGGAGATTTCCGCTGTTTATCCGACTTTTGAGTTAAGCGGAGGGGAAGCCTCCGGGACTTACCTTGACGTTACTACAGCGGGCGCTTACAGCGGAACAACCACCTACACGGTTCCCGCCAAGTTCACTTATGCTGCGTTTTACGCCAAGACAACCGGATCGGGCGCAGGGGATGTGGAGATTGAGGTGTTTAATGGCGCAACCTCCCTGACTACTTTTACGATTACGGCAGTAGGGGGTTCAACTGTTGACCATCTCAAGTGGTTCACCTCGGCGCATAACGAGGCAGACATTCGTTTCAAGCTAAAGACGGTGCTTCCTGCCAGCGTCACCATCAACATCGAGTGCGCCATGTTGCTGGAATATCAGCCGACGATCTACGATGCCTACGTTTGTCTGCGCTTGGGCAGCACGGATGGGCCTACCTCAACGGTTTTTGACAAGAGCGGCTACACTTTCAGCGACCCAAAACAGGTCAGCGACAACCTTTTGGGCTATGGCTGTCTGATTAGGGGGGTGGCTGGCATCCCAACAAACACCGGGGAGATAAACGAAAACCCTGTTTATGAGTCCGCACGGCGCTTAATTCATAACAACCTTCGCATGGCAGAAAGGCAGAGCCTTGTGGGGTACGAGGTTATAGGGGGCAAGAGCTACATTCATTTTAAGAGGTTTGCCCGTGGAGAGTATTCCGACGATTTGGATGTATTCGATGGGATTGCCCCACCTTCTGCTGTGGTTGCCAGCGGTGATTTGATTGAAGGGGAGGTGTACCAAGTCTGGTCAATGAGCGATTCAGGAGCATCACTCGTTTATTACGATGGAGCATCCTACCCAGCCATAACCAGCGCGGGGCATTCTGGAGGTGAAATGGCTGGAACTTACTTCACGGCTACATCTGTAAAGACTTTTACCGTTTCGGGTGATGCCTTTCTGCGGGTTCGCAATGGTATTCGCTCTGTGCCCATAAAGGACAACAGGGCCGATAGGTTTAGGGGGCAGACAAATGAGTGGACAACCCAGCAGACAACTACCGTTTACAAGCTATCAGATTCCAGCATCTACAAGTCGGACAGTTACGGTGATATTATGGGCTTCCTGACTGATCGCTGTGGGTTGCTTTCTTGCGATTGGTCTAGGATGAGTTGCACCACAGGGTTTACCCACAGGGCAGAAGTAAACCGGCAAATCCTTTATGGCTCAAAGATGAGTTTGCGCCCCGAAAACCCAAGCGGCTATCGCTATGTCTTGGGGAGTCAAGCCACAGGAGGGTACAACACCAACTCGATGGTACAGGCAGAAAATGACGCATCTGCCGGGGAAGGAGACAAGAGACACTACGAGAGTTGTCAGGTTTACAAACCAGATAATGGGATTGAAGCCGTTTATATTGACCCAACAACCGCAGCCTCCAGTAGTGATTACAGCGTGATTGTTAAGTTGACGGGGAGGCTGGAAAACGAAACATCCCCCGCAACCGTCACCAACACAACTGTTGGGTGGTACACCGCCTTCACCGGCAGCTATGTTCCGAAGCGCAGAACTGACGAGAATGCGGTGCTTGAATACCTTTACCACATTGCAAGCTACGCCTCTGCCCCCACAACAGATTACAACTGTATCCAAAAGATTGGGGATGTGGCCTATGATGCTTCCACCTCAAGCGGCTATTACGGTAATGACTTTCACGGGAACTGTTATCCCCGGTTTTATTTCTCCAAAGCCGTTCGCCATGTCTGGAATGACACAAACGCAAGCTATGATGCAGCCGATTCCCTGACCACGGTGGATGAAATGCTGTACATGGAGTTTATCCTGCAAGCCATTAGCTCGGGTTTCATCGACATGGAGAGCACCAAGCAGTTGAGTTGCACGGATGATAACCGAATGTATGACTACACTTTCCCAAATCTCTGCTATCAGGCATTGAAACTGGGAAAGACCGAACTGGTTTACAAGGAGGTCACAAGGGCAACGGACACATTCACATGGGAGAATGAGGCAAACGTGCTTTATTCGCTGGTGGGGGTGGATGGTTCGGGCAACGAAACGCTGATTGCCAGTTCAGTTGAATCTCCCTACACACAGACAGGAGCGGCAACCTTTACCTCCTATCGGGCTTATGCGGCATCAGGGAACAAGGACAACAGGACAATTCTTGATTTTACCCTGACTTACAGCGGGGCAAGCGATGACAATGTAATAACCTTCACGGAGAGTAGTGCCACTTATATTCGCTACTACATCATGGGGAGAACGCACACCAGCGGGAATACTAACGATTGGGAGTATTACACGGGGTCGGGTTGGTCAGCCTCCGAAAGTTCCGCAGCCGATGTAAGTTCCCCCACCACGATAGCTGCCGCCAATGCCAAGGATGAATACAGGGTTGAGGCTTTGGTGTTTGGCCGCAAGCGGTGGTTTGAGTTTCTCCCGGCAACCCTTCGCCCTGACAACGCACAGGGATTTGGGCCTTTACCAAACACAAACCTTTATGCTCGCATCTACAATAATGTCTGTAATGCGGTGAATTTGCTTGTGAGGGCAAGGATTGATTTGCCTTTCAACTACCAAGTAAGGGATGGGGACAAATCTTGGTATGGAACAGCCGTTACCCCGGAAGATACCGCTTATGACACCTCGGTAAGTACGGACAACGATTACCCGATTGATTATGGGTGTACTGTGCTGGAGGGGGGGACGCTGGTTGCAAGGCTTTCGGGTTCAATCGCCCCTTGGCCAAACTTTGACCCGTTAAATGCCGAGGCTAGTGGCTCATATGGAGGGGCAACCGTTACTGACCGTGCGCTTGGAACCGCAGGATCAGGCTGGACGGACGGAGGTTCTACTGATTCCACCTATACTGTGGGGTTTGCAACTGCTAGTGCAGCTTGCGGTGGGGGGGTGGTAACGGGCATGGCGGTATCAGGCTCAAGCTTTAGCAGGGATGGCGATGATTGGTACAAGCCTTACATTCTATCGAGCAAATACAAGGGGGAGATACGGATAAAGGACGAGGACATAAAGTATGCGCTGCCTGATTCGTGGCGACTGTCAAACGGCACAATAGAAACCGCAGGCATTAGAGATTTGTTTATGGGAAGCCCCGGCTTCTTGGGGGCGTTGCAGCACGTTTTGCTTACTTGTGAAAAAGACCCCGCTGGGGATTACATTTACAGCCCCCCGCTTGTGCAAGTAACGGCAAACAAGTATTCGGAGACAGAGCGAACACTTCACGAGTGCGCGATTTATGAGGGGGATGTAACCATTGATGCTGCGGATTCGCCTTTGTATGGGGCTTTTACCGGGACAGAGGGCGATTTTTATTACAGTCAAAAGTTTGCCACCATTAACCGATACGAGTCTAATCAGAATTACTTGTGGCTCAACTTCACCCCCTATCTTGACAGCACCATATTCATCAAGATTCCAGTTGTCTCACGCAGCTACCCAAACAACACTTACTGATGCCGGGATCATTCACAGTAGCAACGACAGGGTTACAATCTGCTACTCTGCTTATGGATGCAGGAACAAAGCCGGGAACAACCGGCCATTATCTGATAAAGAGAAAGCCGCATTTCAAGGCTGATGGAGTAACAACCACCCCCTTTGCGGATTATTTGGTGATTTACAAAACAACGGAGGCAACAGTTTACGATCATCCGCGCTCTCAAAACACAGCCGGGGTGGTCATAAGCTGGGACTATAATGCTTATTCCTACATCACAGCAACCTCCTCGTATGATTCGGGCATTGCGGTAACAAGCAAATCCATCCAACCCGTGACAACGGCTCAAATCCAAAGCACAGGCATAGCGGAACCGACCACCAGCGCAGGGACAATGAGCAACACTTACCTAGCTCAAACTGAAATGGCCCCAAGCAACGCATACGATAAGGATTCATGGACAGTTACGAAAGTAATCCCGCTGGCGGTATCATCGCAGTAAACCCAGCCATCACCCCCTTGCGCTGGAAGCTCGATGCGGAGCCTTCAATGCCCTCCAAAGGGCAGATGGCAAAGAATGCGGCTGGTTCCTTTGCTCGCAACCTAAAGAGCGTGATGGGGGGTAATTCAATCAATGCTGACCCTGATGAGATTAAGAAGCGCAAAGCCATCTGCAAGGAATGTGAATATATGCACGATAACCGTTGTTCCAAGTGTGGGTGCTGGCTTCAGTACAAGGCAATTTTAAGGGCTGAAAGTTGCCCTATTAACAAGTGGGAATAGGTTCGTTAATAAGTACAATAGGGGCTTTGGCCAGAGCGGTGCCAGAGATAGCTGACCTATGTGAAACGCTCATCAAAGTCGCCAAGGATTATGAAGACGATAGAAACAAACTCAACGCCCGTAAAAGGTGGTCTGAAAAGAATGCTGCTATTGATGCTGCTATTGGCAATGTGCAGCGGTTGCCTGACGCCAAGTCTGAACAACACGGAGAGGCTGATAAACCATCCACAGTTTCGGTCTGCCGTCATTGCGGCTCCAGATTGGACAAGGGACGCACTTGAAACCATCGCTGATTTGGAGCGGGAGATTGAGGCCGAATGAAAAAGCCGCGACCATCTAAAGAGAAAAAGCCCACCCCAACCAGAGGCGAGGAGCTTTACCTTTCCCTGCAAAAACAATGGAAGAACCACAGGGCGTTGCGCCGCAAACCCCCCTCTAAATAACTAACTTCCTTCAGGTTTCCCTAAAACAAAGGGAATCAGTCCCTAAAACAATTATGCATAAAGGCTTGCATTGCGCTGTGCATGTGGTATGATTGGTGTATCGGAAATGCTCCGATCAAGCTCAGGGACTTGTAAAAATCCCGCCCCTCCGGGGGCCTTGCTAGAATTTGGCAAGGGTTAAACTAATTCGCCCGCCCTGACGGCGGTAACGGCAGGACTGATTTTTTCAGTAGGTGAGGGAACGACCTCGGAATCCCATTACGCTAGCATCCTAGAGTGGCAACTGCGGCAGCCGAATTGACGGTCATTGCGAACCCCGTAGAAAATTTGCCCCACATTACCGCAAGGTGATAGGACAGCAAACGCGTCAGGGTAAAATAAAATAAACCCCAGCAGACTGCTAAATCCAAACGAATGTTAAAGGAGCAGACTTCATCCCGTAAACAAATTGAGAGGCTTGGGGCGATTCCCGCCCCTTGCTTCTTTCAGTTTTCAAGCACTGACGGCTCTGGCAGAGATGCTAACCGCTGTTTAGTTAATGCCTAAACAGGAACGCCATTCCCCTACGGACATCGAAAGATGGAAAACCGAGGGCTTATGGCACAGTCAATGCAATGAATCCAACAAGCTTCCCTTGAAGTCATGGGGGAAGTTGTGCTTTCCCAAAAAGAAAGTAACCAATGTGCAAGTGCGGAGGGTAACATTGATCACCTCGCGTTGAATTAGAACGCCAACGGCCTTTGGGTTGATTCAAGAATTGAAAATTGAAAGAAGCAATTGGGCTTCAATGAACAGAAAGGAACAAATGCTAATAAACAGAAAGAGGGTCAAGCAGTTCGTTTTGGAAACTGCTCAAGCCAAAGACGCAAGGACGCAAACCGAGTGGACTCGCGTGTCAAAGGCAACCTTGGACTTCATTGAGGAATCGGTGAAGACAATGATTAGAAAAAACACCGACCCGAGCGTACTGCCAAGGGTTGGCAAGACCATCAAGTTCACAAATTAACCACAACGGGGGGGCTTCGGCCCCCTTTCACCTCAACAGAAAGGAACATATTATGAACATTAAATACCCTGATATTAGAGTTACCTTAACTGGTAAGGACGGAAACGCTTTTGCCATTATTGGGAACGTACTCAAGGCAATGAAAATTGAGAACATCCCAAAGGAGGAACGAGACAAGTTCCGAGAAGAAGCAACGTCTGGTGATTACGATAACGTGCTCCAGACGGCAATGAGGTGGGTAGATGTAAACTAGACACACTCCCCGCAAACATCTAAAACTAACGTAACTTGGGGCATCGGCCCCTTTAACCCATAAAAGAAAGGAACATTATGAGTCATGGAATAGAACTAACTGACGGACGCGCCAACATGGCGTACACAGGTCGTACCCCTTGGCATGACCTTGGGCAAAACATTGAGGGGACTTTTGACGCGGAGACTGCTCTGCGTGAGGCTAACCTTGATTGGGAGGTGGAGGTTGCTCCGCTTTTCTACGAAACACTTGAGAACCTCGACGAAAGTGGTTCCAAGCAATACATCAAGCACGTTAAGTCCGACAAGGGCCAGATCGTTCGCAGGGTTGATACCGGCGATGAGCTTGGCGTGGTTGGGCCTAAATACTCGCCCCTTCAGAACAAGGATGCCTTTGCATTCTTTGATGGAGTTTTTGGTGAGGGCAAAGCCCGCTACGAAACGGCAGGGTATCTTGGCAAGGGTGAGCGGATGTGGCTGTTGGCCAACATGACGGCCAACGACCCCATTGAGATCATTCCGGGGGATGAGGTAAACAAGTACCTTCTCCTTACAAATGACTTCACCGGGAGCTATTCGGTGATTGGTTCATTCACTCCGGTGCGTGTGGTTTGCAATAACACGCTAACGGCAGCAGTTAAGGACATTATCAAGGGCGGCAACACCGTAAGGGTGAAGCACGTTGGCGATGTAGCCAACAGGTTACAGTTCGCCGGTGAGGTGCTGGCACAGGCCGGGGTGTTTTATGATGAGGTCAAAAACCTCTTTCAGAGCTTCGCCAAGAAGCAACTGAACGGGGAGCAGACCCGGACGTACATCCATCATTCCCTGTTTGACGATAACAAGGAAACCAAGAGTCGCACCAAGAAGGTGGACATGGTTGAGGGACTGATGCACACGGGCCGAGGCAGCGAGATTGCTGGTGTTCGTGGCACGGTTTGGGGTGCTTACAATGCGGTCACGGAATACGTTGACCATCATAAGGAGTACCGAGGCGGCGTTGCCAAGAAGCTTGAAGCTTCACAGTTTGGCACAGGCCGATACCTCAAAACGAAGGCGCTGAAAATCGGCGCAGAGATGGTAAGCTACGGTAAAGAAATCGAGCTTAACTAGGTAGATTATGGGGCACAGGTTGGTTCGCTGTTAAGATGCGAACGCGAGATACCTCGCTCAAATCCCCGCCTGTGCCCTTCTTTTTTAACCATTAAAAGAAAGGAACAAATTATGAAACAAGAATACCGACACACTAAACCGTACAGAGGCAAAGACCCCAACTTTGTCAAGGAGTTGGATGCTGAGATTGCCAAAGAGACTGCCAAATACATGGCAACGACAACCGCCGCAGAGAGGGCCGAGGATGACCACCATCTGCAACGCGGCTATGATGAAGCCAAAGGAGAATCGAAAAAAGATTAACCCCTAACAGAAAGGAACAAAATGATTATCTATGAAGTAACAGACTGGGATGAATCGCGAATCTATTACCCAAGCAAAAAGGATGCAATTAAGCGAGCCAAGAAAGAAGCAACCGAAAACGGAGGGGTAACTGAAGTGATAAAGATAGACCTTGGCAAAATAGACAAAGCAAAGGTGATGGCCCTTTTGGAAGGTGGGGGCTATTGCGTGGAACAAACCACCGTGTGGACTTCGGAGAAACCAAACAACAGAAAGGAACAATAGTTATGGAAAAGAACTACAAAATAACCGTGTCATCCCCCGATGGTGGTGACAATGACAAGCGTCACATCGTTACGCATGAGGTGACGGGCAAGGGCATTAGCCCTATCGGCTGCTATAACAACGCTGTTAAGCAGGTGAATGAGATGATTGGTGACAAAGAAGGCCATGAGATTACCAAAATCAATGGCCCTAAAGTTATCTTTAATCAACAACAGAAAGGAACAAAATGAACGACGAATATGTTGAAAACATCACAATGCCTGACGGCAGCGTTTGGCTCCAGTTGGGGGAGATTAACAAATACACGGTGGGAAACCCCCCATCAAAATATGACCCTTTTCCAAATGAGGATACCCGAAAAGAAGTGCGAATGGACCGGCGCATCTTCATCAAGCTGGATGAGATTGTAAGCGTAGGCGCTGGCCGTGAAAATGATGAGGAGGTCTTATCTGCGGCGATTGTCTTGCGTGGAGGGGAGACTATCCATGTGGTAACCAACATCACCGAAACAATGGAAATCATCCAAGAGGCTACAAAGAAGCCGAGGGTGGAATATGAAAACGACAAACACATAGTAACGAGAAAGGAACAAAAATGAGTAAATTAAAAGAAATCAAGTTCAGTTATGCAGCATCAATGGAGAAGTTGATTATCCCGCGCTTGGTGTGGGAGCAACCAGACCATGAGAAGGGTGGGGTTGTTCATGTGGAACTCCCTGATGAGATTAGGGACTACCTCATGGAGGCGGCCACCAAGGCAGACGAGCGGATTGAGGAGGAGGTGCCGGGGGGGACTTCGGTTGTGGTCAAAAACAAATGGCCAGAGATTGCTCCCATAGGAACAAAGCTCAGGAAGCTTAACTTGGAGGATGAAGCATGAAACACACGGCTGGGCCTTGGGCCTTGGGTTGGCCAAGCGGGAATCTGGCAAGTGATTCAAGAAAGAAAACCGCAGATGGTGTGCCTTATCGGGTGTATCATACGGTAAACGGAGTTCAGCGAAACGGCAAGTATGCCAAAGGCGTTGCCCATATTTACTTGGGCGAATACGAGGAAGGCAAACTGTTTGAAAAGACCAAGCCGATGCTTGAGGAACAACTTGCCAATGCCATGCTTATCTCTGCGGCTCCCGAGTTGCTAGAGGCTTGCAAGGATATGGTCACAAGATTGGACAACAGCCCATATTCTTCCGAATTGGAAAAGAAAGCACGGGCAGCAATTGCCAAAGCAGAAACGATACCGGAAGGAGTCAGAATATCGTGACAACAAAAAAAACCAAAAAAGAAGTTGACCGCAATGCGTTTGCAATGCACATTCACCGAGTGCTAACCGACAATCGTTGCTTTTCAATATGGGCGGCTTACGCCTTGTTTTCAGCGGGGTTGTGTGGTTGGCTTTTAATAACCACGGCGGGGTGGGAGCTAACCATAGGCATCCTTGCCACCCACATATTCCCCTTAATGTGCCGCTTCAAGGCACCCTCACCCCGCCTGTCCTTTAATCCGTTTAGTGGTGGGGAAGATTTACTGAAGCC